TTCTTTGAAATCTTTCCCTTCTTTGTGCTCCTTCATAATGAGCTGGCAGTAGCGTGCGGCGGTGGTGAGCTGCATCTGATCCAGCGGCCCATAGTCACCCCACTTGTCGCGTTTTTTCCAGCTGTGAACGGTTGCAACTTTCTCGCCCAGCATTTCAGCAATGCGGGCTACGCGGTATCCCTGAAAGTACAGCAGCATGGCCTGCCGACGGGGATCGAGATCTGCGGGTGTCAGTGTGGTGTTCATGGCACAAACCTACAGCCTTGAATGACGGCTTTCCCCGCCTGCGGTTTGTGTGGTTGTCGGTACAAATACCGCGCATTGTTTCACTGCCCCCATCACCGCAACCATAAGGCTCCAGTAAGTTTTTTCTAACGGAGCACGGCTCATGACAGTGAAAGCAAAGCGTTTTCGCATCGGGGTGGAAGGTGCCACTACCGACGGACGTGAAATCCAGCGTGAATGGCTGGAACAGATGGCAGCCAGCTACAACCCGGCGGTGTATACCGCGCTGATTAACCTTGAGCACATCAAGTCTTATCTGCCGGACAGCACCTTTAACCGCTACGGCAAGGTGACGGCGCTGTTTGCTGAAGAAATCACGGAAGGTCCGCTGGCGGGCAAGATGGCGCTGTATGCCGACGTTGAGCCAACGGAGTCCCTGGTGGAGCTGGTGAAAAAAGGCCAGAAATTATTCACCTCTATGGAAGTCAGCCCGAAGTTTGCTGATACGGGCAAAGCCTACCTGGTCGGCCTGGCGGCCACTGATGATCCTGCCAGTCTGGGCACTGAAATGCTGACATTCAGCGCCAGTGCAGCCCATAACCCGCTGGCAAACCGCAAGCAGAATCCCGCCAATCTTTTTACCGCTGCAGAGGAAACGGTGATCGAACTGGAAGAAATCCAGGAGGACAAGCCGTCCCTGTTTGCCCGTGTCACGGCGCTGTTTACCAAAAAAGAGCAGTCCGATGACGCCCGGTTCTCTGATGTGCATAAGGCCATGGAGCTGGTCGCCACTGAGCAGCAGAACCTGAGCGCACGCACCGAAAAATCCCTGTCTGAGCAGGAAGAACGCCTGTCTGAGCTGGAGACTGCTCTGCAGGAGCAGCAAACCGCCTTTAACGAACTGGTGAATAAGCTGAGTCATGAAGACAGCCGCCAGGACTACCGCCAGCGTGCAACAGGCGGTAACGCCCCCGCTGACACTCTGACCAATTGCTGATGGAGCACAAAACCTGATGAAGAAGAATACCCGCTTTGCTTTTAACGCTTACCTGCAGCAACTGGCACGTCTGAACGGTGTGGCAGTTGAAGAACTGTCCAGCAAGTTCACTGTAGAGCCGTCTGTGCAGCAGACGCTGGAAGACCAGATCCAGCAGTCCGCCGCTTTCCTGACGCTGATTAACGTCACGCCAGTGACTGAGCAGTCCGGTCAGCTGCTGGGGCTGGGTGTTGGCAGCACCATTGCCGGAACCACTGACACCACCGCGAAAGAGCGTGAACCTGTCGATCCGACGCTGATGATCGATGTGGAATACAAATGCGAACAGACCAACTTTGACACGGTGCTGACCTACGCGAAGCTGGACCTGTGGGCGAAGTTTCAGGATTTCCAGGTGCGTATCCGTGACGCCATCGTGAAACGCCAGGCACTGGACCGCATCATGATCGGCTTTAACGGCGTGAAGCGTGCGAAAACCTCCAACCGTAGCGAAAACCCGCTGCTGCAGGATGTGAACAAAGGCTGGCTGCAGAAAATCCGTGAGGATGCACCGGATCACGTCATGGGCAGCACCACCACGGGCGGTGAAACCACACCGGGTGCGGTGAAAGTCGGGAAAGGTGGCGAATATGCCAACCTGGACGCCGTGGTGATGGATGCGGTCAATGAGCTTATCGACGTGGTCTACCAGGACGATGACGATCTGGTGGTGATTTGCGGTCGTGAGCTGCTGTCTGACAAGTATTTCCCGCTGGTCAACAAAGAGCAGGAAAACAGTGAAAAACTGGCTGCCGATATGATCATCAGTCAGAAACGCATGGGTGGCCTGCAGGCCGTGCGTGCGCCGTTCTTCCCGCCGAATGCGCTGCTGATCACCCGTCTGGATAACCTGTCCATCTACTGGCAGGAAGACACCCGCCGCCGTTCGGTTATCGACAACCCGAAACGTGACCGGATTGAAAACTTTGAATCCGTTAACGAAGCCTATGTGGTTGAGGACTACCGCTGCGC